GGCATCCGTTCCTATGGTCACAGAGCCATTTGCGCCAAGTCCGAGCGGCGCCTGATTTCCTGCATCGGTTGAAAACACCATGCCCCGGCCCTGAGCATGTGCGCCCCCGCCTAGGCTTGATGTGATGTAAGCCCCGTCAATGTTTTCGTATCCCTGCTCTGAAAAAGAAAAGCGTGTCCAACTGGCACCAAAGCCCCCCGCAATGGCTCGTATTGCCGTTTGTTGGTTTCCCCACACGCCAATGGTGGCCTGCGGGTTGAGCGTGGCAAATCCGGTCGATCCTCCGTTTTTTCCAATCTGGATATGTGAATAAAGCCCACGGATTTTTACGCCTGTTGGGGCCAAAACTTGCGGACCGGTCAGGGTGTCAATGGTCACAGTTGCCAATGGGCTTGGCGTGTAGTCGGTTCCGTTTGATTCGTCCCAAATGTTATTTAGGTAAATCGGGGAAAAGGCATTGCCAATTCCGAAGTCCATGAAGATGCCGAATCCCCGGTTAAATTCAATGATCGTCTGATTGAAGGTAATCCCTCCCGTTCCCGGCGTATCGTCAATGACCAGTACCCCGGCGATTTCGCAGGCGTTGATTTGCCCGCCGTTGAAAATGTCCGCTCCCGGATGCGTCAGCGTGTTGATTCCCTTGGCGTAATAGCCGTAATCAGCCCATTGCCAAGTGCAATCATTAAACACGTTGCCAATGTTGCCGTATGGCTTGTAAACGCATTTGGAAAAGCCTCGAAACTGCACCCTGTTAAAAATCACGCGTCCGACCAGTTCCATACCTTCGGTGTAGCCTGCTGGGTAGCCCAAATGACTGCCCATACAAAAGCCAATCCCGGCATAGGGTCCAGGGTAAGCCCCTGCGCCTACTATGCCCATGTCTGAAACACTGGAATAGCACCAGTCCGGGTCTTGAAACAGGTTTGTTACGGCTGGCGTGGCCGATGAAAACGGCGTGAGGATTGAGGCTTTGCTTCCGTCGCCGTACCAATGGAACTGTTTTACGTTGGGAATTGTCACATTGCCCAGGTAATGCGCGGCGGGCCAATAGAGTGATTTTCCGGTATTGATGGCCGCTTGCAATGCGGCGCTCATGTTCAGCACGGGCGCACCTGAAAGCGCGTCTGCTATTTCGGCGGGTGTCATGAAATCAAACACACTCACACTCTCCCGCAGCTTGCTCTGCACATCCGTAGCAACCGCCCCCGTGCCAGCTGGTAGATAGCCCACCAGCGAGGCGCCAGAGGGTGCGGCCAACTCAGGCACTGTGATGCCCTGATACACCCGCCACTTGCTCGCTGTATCTGTTGCAAACGCCGCACTGCTGGTATGCGCCACCACGCAGACGTACCAAGTGCCGCCGTTGCTTACAAGGTCTTTGCCGGCGTATGCTGTCAACGCTGTCCATGCGCCTCTGTCTGTCCATGACTTGATGCTGTCAATGGCGGCGGCCAGCGTGCTTTTGACATGGCCCAGGCGGTCGGTGGCGGTCAGCTCGACGGATGTGGCGATGGCCGCGATGTGGTCCACATCGGTCTTGGCGTTGTTGAGGTCGGCAATGGTGATGGCGGTCATGATGGGGTCCTTGGGGGTTAATTGATGACGGTGTCTTTGGCGGGCACGGCGGCGACATCCCCGGCGTAGTAGTCAGCCGAGTAATTGATGGCGCGGATCTGGCAGTACTGGCCGTCGCTGATGTCCAGCTCTTGCACCAGGTAGGCCTGGGCGGCGCGGGCGCTGTCTGCGGCAAAGCTGTAAATGGTGCGGATGCCTGCGCTGCCATAGGTCGTGACGATGGCCTCGGCGGGCGCGCTGGCCAGCAGCACCTTGTTGGCCGCGCTGCCTGCCGTGCAGGCTATTGATTGCAAACTGCCGTCGCGCTTCATCAAGACAATGCTGTGGCTGGTGGCGGGCACAAAGGCCACGTCGTTACTGAGCGTGAGCGTGAGGCCACTTTGCCCCACCACTTCGCCGTCGTAACTTTTGAAACGTGTGTTGTCCACCACGTCGATGCGGGCGTTGGGCAGCAGCGCACGCGCGTCGAGCGTGGTCGTGGTCTCGATGGTCAGGCGCTGGCCGCGCAGCTTGGCGTATTCGCGTGATGCGCGATACCAGGCCTGGGTAAATGACCGGATGCCTGCGATCTCAAATTTGCGGTATTTGGTGGCGCTGCCGTCCAAGGGCAGGCTGATGGTCTCGCTGGTATCGCTGTCCGGGTCCACGTAGGTGAACTGCACGCCGTCATAGTCCGAGTCGCTGGCAAAGCTGCGCGTGATGGTCTCGCTCTTGGGCTTTTTGTTGCGGTGGGTGAACAGCGCCGTGCTTGCGGTTTGCGCCTGGTCAAAGGCCAGACGGATTTTGCCGTTTTGGCGGTAGGCGATGCAGAAAGCGGCGTTGGCGATGAGGATCAGGGTCTCCTCGAAAGACGTGTTGTCAGAGTCAAACGTGTAGTTGAACTGGCCGCACTCTGCACTCCATGCATCCAGCAGGCCCTGCACCGCCCAGATCTGCGCCATGTCCACGTCATCGGCCAGCACGCGGGCGCCAATCTTGGGGTCTTGCGACACGGCGGCGATGATGTCCACGATTTTGCTGGTGGCGTACAGGGTGCCGCTGGTCTTGAGGCCGGTGGCGTCAAGCACCGCGCTGAACGTGCTGCCGTTGTACGTGGGCAGCAGGCGCGACGCCAGGCAGTTGAGTTGCCGCGTTTTAACGGCGGTGGCGCGTGCAGTGGCTTGGGTCACGGTGTGCACGGTGGTTTTGTTGCCAAACTCGAGCGCGGCCACGGGCGTGATGCTGTACAGGTCGGCCCACTTGATCTCATCCATCACGGTGCCTTCCCAGGCGTAGTCATAGGCGGTGGTGCGGCGCATGCGCACCCGGGCCGGGCCGGTCCAGGCGGTGGCGTGTTCGATGGTGTCGGCACGCTCATCCGTGACTGAGCCGCTGAGCGATCCGGTTACGGTTTCCACCACGGGCGAGCCCAGGGGCAACAGGGTGATGGCGTCGAGCTGCTCGATCTCGATGGCAAACGCCACTGTGGCCACACTCTTGCCGCCCGCGTCTTTGTACATGCCGTTGGGCGCGGTGATGTTGCACCAGACCTGGGTGCGCTCCAGGTCGGGCAGCGTGATCCAGTCGGTGTACTCGGTTTTGCCGGTGATCTGGATGGCGCAGGTGAGCGTGACCGACGTGGGCCAGGTGGCGCTGGTGACCGTGGCGGTGCCGTCGCCCACGCTGGCCAGGGTGTAGGTGCCCGAGTAGTCGCGCGGCACGGCCACGGTGGCGCCTATGGCGACTTCGTCCGTCGGGGCGACGCTGACCGTGACCAGATTGGCGGTTTTGGCGGTGACCGTCCAGGTGGCGTTGTTGCCCGGGGTGACAAAGCCGCTGGTGGTCAGGGTGTCGCCCACCAGAATGCCGTTAAACAGGCCCGCCGCCGCCACGTCTGAAAACGTCTTGGCAGCAGCGTTGACCGTGATGTCGCCCGTGGCCGACACCGTGGCCGGGCTCATGGTGATGGTGATGGTGTCCGTGGTGGTGGCCACGCTGTTGAAGTTGGGGTTTTTGCTGGCCTGGGTGATGACACCACCGGCGGCAAAGGTGTAGCTGCCACTGGCAACCAGCTGCACCTGGTTGAGCGCCTTGAGCGTGATGCCGTCGACCTCGATGCTTCGCGCGGCGGTGATCACGTCGTCGATGATGGCGTCCCCCACCTGCAGCACGGGTGCGCCGCTGTTGGGGCTGGTGAACGGGTGGTACACGGCGGCACTGGCGCCGCTGATGTCGGCAATCAGGGTGTCGCCGTCTTTCAGGCTGGCCACGTCGCAATAACCCCGGCTGATGCAGTAGTAGCCGTACTCGTACTTTTGGTGGCCGATGTACTTGTTGTACGTGGGCATCATCAGGCTGGGAATGGCCTTGACGGTGCCATAGATGTCCTCCACCCGCTCCAGCATGCGCACCTGGTTTTCGCGGTTGCCCAGTTTGTTGTTGGGGCTGGACTGGGTGCGGTTGATATTGCCCGGCATTTCGGGCTTGGGCATGAGCACCACCACGGCCACCGACAGCACCACGCCGATGATGAACCAGGTGAAGGGGTCGAAGCCGCCCGGGCTTTGCAGCACGGTGTAGGCGGGTGCGTCACCGGCAATGAGTTCGGCAATGTCGTTGGTGACCTCGGTCTCTGCGGACGGTTCGCCGCGGTACACCTGCACCTTCACGGTGGGCACGTCGCCATAGTGGGCCAGCAGCCAGCGCGCCAGGTCATCGACCTCGAACACCTGGGGCGCAGCGGGCGCGAAGGGGTGCGCGTAAAGCGTGATGCGGGTCATGCGCCCTGCCCTTCGCTGGCCTTGGCCCAAAACTGCACCACCGCGAAGCTGTCACGGATCACGCTCAAGGGCTCAAACAGCGTGCTGCCCGGCATGGCGTGCAGCACCGCGCCGTCATGGTAAACGCCGCAGTGGTGGATGCCAATGTGCGCGTGTTTGGCCAGCAGCACCGACACACAGGTCCACCGGCTCGACCACTTGCACAAAGCCGTGCGCACTTTTGTGGATCGCCAAGCGGAAAGCTGACGCCATTTCGCGCACCGAGCGGTTCACGGTTTTGTAGTCCACGGGGATCTGTTGCAGCTCGGTGGCGTACGACGTCGGCCACCAGCTCAAAGCACGGCTGCGGGCCGTANGGTTTGGCCAGGTAGGTGTTGATGTCGATGGTCATGGTGTTGCTCTAAATAAACCCACGAAGCATCGGGAGTTTCCTTTGGATTGAAAGTCTCGCCCGTGCGCGTGATGTTGTAGCGTGGTGACACAGCGCTGATATTGGCCGCGCCTTTGACGTAGCTGATCGACTCAACTTGCAGCGTTGCCACGGCCTGCGCGTTCACCAAATCGTCTGACAGGTATTCGCGGTACACCACGGCGATCTTTTCTTGCGTGTCAATCGGGATTGAATCCATCTCTGCGCGGAATGTGTCCTCGATGTCCACCAGGCCGATGCGGATGTCAAACTTTTGGTCAAGATGGCCGGGTGAGCCTGCCAGTTTGATCTCAATGTTGCAGGGCTGCATGGTGTTGCCGCCTGCCGTGCCCACATAAGGCTCGCGCCACAGGTGCCACACCTGGCTCATGGCGCTGTGGCTGATCTGCAGCGTCTGGATGGGGTGCACCGTCTGCGGGGCGCTGGCCAGGAAGGTGCGCAGGGCGGTTTCTAGGTCGAGGCTCATGGCTTAGAAGTCCAGCACCAAGCTGTCAAGCGTGGCAAAGCGTTCAATGCGGGCCAGCAGTTCGTCGGTGTCGGCGGCATAGGTGTTGTAGATTTCCACCAACTCAAGCGACTCGGCGCTGGTGAGCTCGTAGGCCTGGCTTTCGGCTTCGACCACAAAGCTGACCGCCATGGCGGTGCCGCCGGTGCGGCTGGCCTGGTAGGTGTCAGGGACGATGTTGCAGGCGTGTGTTTGCGTGCCAAAGCCGGAATCAAGTGGCATGTCGAAGGTGATGGCGCCTTTTTTGATGACGCCATGAAAAAACGCGCTCCACACGGAAAACTGCAGCTTGTCCAGGATGAGCGTGACGCTGTACTGCGCCAAGCCACGGTCCCAGTCCAGGGCATAACGCGGCGCGCCGCCGGCCACTTCGGTGCGCATGACACCGCCGGGTCCGCCGTGGCTGTAGCTGGCGACGATGGGCTTGAGGCCGTTGGGGATGGTTGGCATGGTGTGGGGCTCTTAACGGCTGCGCTGGGTGGCGTAGTTGCGGCTCATGGCGCGGCTGGTTTTGCTGTTGGGGTCGGACAACTGCGCGGCGGTGCTGTTGACGGCCTCCTGGATGATGATGGCGCGCTCGGTGGGGCTGATGCGCTGCTCGGTCACTTTGTCGATGCGCCCGCTGGTCTGGTTGACGATGGTGAGCGCCATGGGGCCGCCACCGCTGCCGCCATTGCTGGCCAGCCCACGGATGACGTCGGCCTGCTCTTTGGGCAGCACCATTTCGCGCTCGTGCAGCTGCGTGACCGGATTGGTGCCGCTGGGGATGTCGTAGCCACCTTCGGCGCTGGCGTCTGCAATGGCCATGCCGGCCACCATGCCGGCGCTGGCGTAGCCCGTGGCGCGGATCATCATGGCCATGGGAATGCCAAAAATGCCCATTTGTGCGCCAGCCTTGGATGCTGCCACTTCGGTGTTGATCAGGATCTCGGCCACGGCAATGGCTTTGCTGGCCAGAAACACGGCCTTGCCCAGCGCGGTCTGCTCCTGGCCGGTGCGTTTCATGATGCCCAGCAGCTGGTCGGTGGCGTTGCCCATCATGCCCAGGCTTTGCAGGTCGTGGGCGGCCTGCATGTCGGTCAGCACTTGTTTGTGCCGCTCGTTTTCCGCTTCAATTTCCGCATTGGCGAGCGCCACGTTTTCAAACTTGAGGTCATGAAACTTTTGCAAGTCTTCCAGAATCAATTCGTGCGCCAGTTGCTCTTGCTCGACCTCGGTCATGCGGCTGATCTGGATGCGCGCGACGTTTGCCTCAATGGTCTGGATCTCGCGCTCGCGGTCGGCCATGAAGCGCTCGGTGGCATCGGCAAAGGCCTTGTCTTCGTCGGCGGCGGCCTTGTAGGCGTCAATGCGCTGCTGCAGGGCAATGGCTTCATCTTTGTAAACCTGGGGGAACTTGCTGAGGTTCATCTGGTACTCAAGCACCGCCGCGCCGCTCATTCCGAAGGTGTCGGCCTGCTCCTTGAGCTTAGCAACAAAACGCTGGGCGTCTTGCTCGATCTTTTGCGCGTCGGTCAGGCCTTTGGCTGCGCCGGCTGCTTTGCGGCCACCGCCACCGCTTGAGAACCGGGGCGCGGCACCCAAGGTGGGCGCGGTGTTGCGGCGCCCTTCGTTGCCCCAGCTGTCCACCGTGGCCGGGGTGCGGTCCATGATGCCGGCCACAAACTTGTCGTGCTCGACGCGGGCGCGCGCGGCGTCTTCNNNCATGGCGTCNCTGATGGCGGTGAAGCCTTTCAGGTCGCCCCGNGCCAGCGCGGCCAGTTGCGCGGCCATGCCGCCAATNTCNGTNCCCACGCCCTTGAACACAAAGGCCACTTCACTNCCNACCACCACAAAGGTTTCCAGCACNGTGCGGGCGGCGTTGGCGGCCACAGTNAAGCCNTTGGATTCTTCGGCGGCACGCAGGGTTTCGTCGGCCACGGCNTGCAAGATGGGCAGCACGGCGGCGGTNAGGGTGTTTGCAAAGCCCTGCTGTTGCAGCTGCAGCTTGCCCATGGTGTCGTTGAAGTTGTCGGCACCGTTGGCCAGCTCGGTCGTCATGCCGCTGTATTGCTTGCTGTACTCGATGTTGGCGCGCATGGCTTCGCCGCCTTCGTTCAGCACCGGAATCATGTCGGCACCCGCCTTGCCCATGAGCGCCATGCTCAGGGCCACTTTTTCCGGGCCGTCGGCAAAGGTGGCAAATTTGCTGGCCATTTCGGTCATGACCACGTCTGCCGTTTTGAGCTTGCCGGAGGCGTCATACACGTTGATGCCCAGCGCCTTGAAGGCAGCGGCCTGGTCGTTGTTTCCCTGGGCGCCTTCGGCTATGGATTTGTTGAGCTTGCCCGCTGCCGAAACCATGCCGTCCAAACTGCCACCGGCCTGGGATGCCGCAAAGCCCAAGCCGTTGAGGGTGCTAACGGCAATGCCCACTTTTTGCGACATGTCGCGCAGTTTGTCGGCCGCGTCGATGGACTGCTTGACCATGACCGTCAGCGCACCCGCACCGACCACAGCCATGAGGCCCATGGCGCGGCCAACCATGGCGGCATCTTTTTCCATTTGCGCCATGGCTTGCTGTGTGCTGCTGCCCGCCGTGCGCATGTCTGCCTGGAATTTGGCGATGTCTGCCGATAGTTTGATGACCAGGTTGTTGTTTGCCATGATGCTTATTTCGGTTGAGGGGCTATGCCAAACAGGGCGGCTCGTATCAGGTTGCTATGCGCTACGGGGTCATCCAGTTGCACCGGCTCGGGCTCGACCACTTCGCGCTTGGTCCAGTAAATGAAGTCTTCGGGTTTGTAGGGTTCGGGGCGGTTCTCAGAATTACGGTTGACGTTGGCCAGCAGCGCCGTGGCCACGCCGTGGCGCATGTCGGCAATCTGCTCACCAAAGGGCTCCAGCTGGTAGTAGGCAAGCCATTCGGTGAATTCATGGCTGCTGATTTCCAGTTGGGCTTGTCGAACACTTTTGCCCAGCTCTTTGGCTAGGCGAAACCAGAATCTGCGCTCTGGCCGCTCACGGAGTTTTTTTCGGCGGCCTCCACGGCACCGGCGCCCAGGCCGTTGAGGCGCATGGCCACGGCGGCGGGGGCGTCCAGGCTGGCAGCGGCCTTGGCCTGCAGCGCGGCCATGTCGCCTGCCGTGAACAGCCGCTCGCCGGCCTCATCCACACAGGCGGCCACCAGCAGCGCGGCACTGAACTTGCCAATGGGCACACCGGCCTCGCCCTCGGTGGCGGCAATACTGGCGCGGAATTCATCGCGTTCCTGGCCGGTCATGGTGCGAATGCGCACGGTGCCGCCCCAGGCGGGCACATGCACGTCTTCGGTCTTGAGGTCGACCGCTGCCAGAATGGCACTTTTGGAGAGTAGCGTCATGTTGGCTTAGCTCCACACCACCGGGCCGGTGATCTTGCAGTCATAAGAGCCCTTGAGCACAGCGTTGACCGCGCCGTTGACAGGCACGGACTTGACCAACACATTGAAGGTGGCCACGGCAGCATCAGGCAGGGTGAGCTTGAGGCCGGTGACGGCACCGCTGGCACGGGCGGCGATGACGGCGATCTGGCCGTTGTCGGCGGCAATGCGCTTGGCCTCAAAAGAGAACTTGCCTTCGTCCACCAGGCCGCTGATGTACTCCATGGCGGTGCTGTCCAGGTCGGTCGTGTCCAGGTCGCTGGCTGCGCCGTCGAGGCCGCTGAAGCTCAGCACGCCGTTGATCTTGGTGTAGGTCACTGGCGTGGCGGTGCCGCCGCTGGTGTAGGTGAGGCCCGTGCTGTCGAAGTCGAGCAGCGCGAAGGTGTTGGTGGTGACGTTGCTGATGACGTGCACGGTGCTGTTGAGCGGCGTGCTCATGGTGCCCACCACCGCGGCAATGGTGACCACGTCACCGTCGCTCAGGCCGTGGGCGGCGCTGGTGACGATGGCCGGGTTGCCGACCGTGATGGCGGTGATGGTTTTGGCACCACCGGTGCCGGTGGCGATGTGCAGCGTGCTGCCTTGTGCGGAGATTCCAGACATGGTGTGGTCCTTCAGGGGTTGATGATTTCAGGGTTGGTGGGGTGCACCAGGTAAGTGGCTTGCCACACTTGGTCACGCGATGCCAGCAGCCGGTCGCCGTCGCCGTTGATCTCGGTTTTGCTCTCGGTGATGAACATGCCCAGGTGCGCCAGGGCTTTCACCGTGGCGCTGCCGGCAATGGCTTTTTCAACGGCCAGGCCAAAGGCCCGGGCGTCATAAGCGGCGGCGGTGGTGTGAGCCAGCACGCAGTGCACACCAAAGGTGCTGGTGCGCTGCTGGGTGTCATCGAGTTCAATGACTTCCGACACTTCACCACGCTCATCAATCACGATGGCGGGCAGGTCTGCAGCCTGCAGGCTGTCCACACGGTCCAGGTAAACCCTGGCGCCTGCCACCGTGCCGGAGGCTGCCAGCAGGGTTTGCAGGACGGTCATGATTTGCTGCTGGGCGCTGGCCATGGTCAGGTTCTCAGTTGCAGGCGGGTGATGCCGGTGCCGTCAGGCATGGACTCGACCACCTTGTAAGTGACCGCGCCAATGACCAAGGCCAAGCCGATCACGGGCGACGGCACGCTGCTGCTGGGCAGGGTAAAGGCCGGCCCACTTGACGCGACAAAGCCACCTACATCNTGGGCGGCATAGGCCGCATCAAAGATGCCGGTGACGGGGTCCCAGCCGAGCATGGCCTCATCCGCAAACGCTTCGGTGCCAAAAAACACAGACAGGTCTTCGGTCATGGCCGATGGCGGCTGCCTTTACGCGACGGCGTCTTTGATGAGGTAGCCAGCCGATGCGGACGCGAGCACAGGGGCCTCGGCGCGCGTGACCGGGAACGACCCAGCTCTTGGAGTTGCGGTCGTAGTAGGGATCTTCGGCCAGGGGGTAGCCGCTGAGCTGGTAGGTGTAGCCGTAGCTGGGGGCGCCCATGTCGGCCACGCTGCCCAGCTCGGTGTACGCAACCACCACGTCTTTGCCCCAGACGTCGGTGAAGGCGGTGCCGGCATCATTGCTGTAGATAGCATCGCCTACCAGGACGCGCTGCACACCGAACAGGGCGGCCAAAATTTCAGCGGTGGCGACGTCGCGGCCGGTGTACTTCATGCGGTCGACAACNTTCGGGTGTTGGCGCAGCTTGGCCATCACGGCAGCNCCCANCACCACGGTGTTNGGGCGCTTGCCGGTGGCGGCGCGCACGGCTTCCTTGGCGGTCTCGATGTTCTGNATGGGCAGGCTGGTGGCGCTGGTGAAGTCCGACCACTGCGTGACGCCGGCCAGAGTGGTCTTGTTGGCTGCGGCGTAGCTGGCAGCAGTGCGGGCAATGTCTGCGGCCTGTTTTTCAAGGCGCAAGGCCATGATGTTGGAGACTTTNCGAACGGCCATGGCGGCNTGGTCGATACCGGGGCCGGCCTGGCCTTCCTGAATGACTTCGATGGGNACCTGGCCTTCGAGGCCGTAGTCGACCAGGGCGTAGTTGCCGCCGGCGTAGCCAAACTGCACGCGCTTTGTGTTTTCACCGGGNGCGCGCTGGCTGCCGTACAGCATGAAGTCTTCTTTNCCAAAGGTGATGATCTTGCCGCCGCGCANGGGGACAGGCACCGCTGGAAACAGGNNGGATGCGACCATNTCGCTGTTGCTGTAGCCCTGTGCAATAGTGGACAGGACGGGGTCGACGACGCGGGCGCCGGAGGGGGTCATTTGAGCCATGATGTAGTTCCTGAATTTGGGTTATGAGGTGGGCTGCAGGCCGGATCAGTTGGGGATGATCAGCACTTCGATCTGGTCGCCATCGGCGGCGGCGGCGGTCAAAGCGCGCGCCACTGTGATGCCGGTAGTCTTGGTGACCACCTTGCCTACGGCGCCGACAACTTCAACCGCTGCGCCCACAGCAACGGCTGCGCCGGCGATGGCCACGGCCGTGCCGCCAGCGGTGACGGGCACGCGGTCGCCCGAGGCGGCAGTGGTCTGGGTAAAGCCGACGGCGTTACCGGCTGCAGTGGCAATGGCGCCGGCAGCAGTGACGGCCTGGTATTGGGCCAGGGCGGCGGCGGCGGTGACGCCGAGCGTGAGGTTGGAGATAGCGGATGCGGCCATGGTTTAGGCTCCTTGAACTTGTTTGAAGGCGGCAACGTAGTCGGTGCCGGGGTGGGCGGCCATGTAGGCCTTGGCTGCGAGGTCGAGGTCAGCGCGGGTGGCGGGCTTGGTCTCTACGGATGCCGCAGGCACCAGTGGCAGGGCCGCTGGCGCATCGCTGGCCAAGGCGGCAGCCTGGGCGCTGCGGGCCTGCTTTTCAGCAGCGTTGACGGCCATGGCGGCGTCTCCTGGGCCGGACTTGCCATCGAACTTCAGAGTGTTGATGAGGGCTTCGTGGCCAGGGATGAGCTGGCCTTCGACAGCCTGGATGCGGGCGCGTTCGGCGCTGGCGCCTTCAGCCTGCACAGCCGCCAGCACATCGGGTGCTTCGGCCGCGAGTTGTTCACGGGTAATTGGCATTTCTGCTCCTTTTGAAATGGGTTTGGCTTGCTGCGCGGCACCGGCGCGTGCGGGGGGTATGGTGCCGCTGCTGCGGCTTTGGTTGAGCTGCTGCACCAGTGCGTCGAGGGTGGAGACACCGTCCACCAGCCCGGCATCAATGGCTTGCTGCCCAATGAAAATGCGGCCATCGGCCATGTCCTGCAAAACAGTGTCGGTGCTGACGCCGCGATTCTTGGCGACGGCAGAGACAAACAGCGAATAGGTGTAGTCAACCTGGTCCTGCATGGTCTGGCGGCCCTCTTTGCTCAAGGGGGCGTAGCTGCTGGCGATGCGCTTGTACTGGCCGGCAAAAATCTCAGTCGTTTTGATGCCGTCTTTTTCCTGCGCGGCTGAAATGTCGGTATGGGTGGCCACCACGCCGATGGAGCCGACGATGGTGGTGCTGTCAGCGATGTAGGCAGCATTGGCGGCGGAGCCGATCCAGTACGCCGCGCTGGCCATGGTGCCGCTGGCCAGGGTGACAATGGGTTTGGTGGCTGCACCGACGATGTCAGCCAGCGTTTGGGTGCCATCCACGGTGCCGCCAGGGCTGTCGACGGTCAGGATGATGCTGTGCACGGCAGGGTCGGCCAGCGCGTCTTTGATGTCGCGGGCTACCAGCTCGGTGCTGACACCGCCGCTGATCTGGCTAAAGAGGTTGGCGCGCTTGGCGATGACGCCTTCAACCGGGAGAATGGCGACGCCGTCCTGAATCTGGTAGCCCTTGGGCTCGTTGGCCAGTGGGCGGCCCAGGCGCTTTTCGACGGCTTCGATGTCGATCTTGTCGCCGCGCAGGTGGGTGGCGTAGATGGCCTGAATCTCCAGCAGCTTTGCCGGCTCTATGGCCCAGGGCGCGGTGAGTACATCGAGTAGCTTCATGGGGCTTGACTTTATGGAAATCAGGCTGTGCCAAATAGGGCAAATTGGCACTACTTTTAATCTGCGCGTGGGCGCAGAAGGCTGGATTACAGGGTGATGACCTTGAGGTCGCTGGCGACCACATGCACAGTGCCTGTATTTGCGGTGACGACGGCACGCAGATGGTAGGTGACGCCAGCAATGCCGCCGGTGACGCGCTGCAGGACACTGGTGCCGGATATGACGGATGCACCGCTGAGAATGCTGGATGGATTGGCATCGACGCCACTGGTAACCGTGGCGGAGGTAATGACAGAAGCGATGGTTTCACCGGCGCCGAGTTCATCCAGGAATGGGAATTCAACGACTTTTGTTTCTGCAATGTCTTTGGGGCCGATGGTGGTAAAGCTCATTTTTGTCTTTCAATAGCGCGA